GCAAATCAATCACATAGTTTGATACAGAGATTGCCTTTGCTAAGTTAACAAGATCAGGTTCTTGTTTCTCTCTAGGATCAATATAAAATCCTGCCAGTCCTGCTGCTCCAACAATCTGAGTAGCAGCAGCAGATAATTGATCTACGATTTGTTTATATGCTTGATATCTTTCACCATCTTTCTTACCGTTGATTGAATTAAAATCAACTTTCTTTTTCATGAGAATCAAACATGCAGTCATCAATTCATGAGGATCTTCTCTCTTGCCACCAGCGCCATTAGAGAGACCTTTGGATTGAAATGCAATCGTGAGAGCAGGTCTTGCTTTACCCTCAAGAGTGCCAGTAATAATAAAAGATTTTAATCCAGTTCCTGCAATAACATCTTCGTAAAACTTCCAGTCATATACACCTTCAAGTTTTACAACTTCTCTGATGTTAGTAATAATATTCTGTTGATTCTCTTCACAAAATTCTTTAATCTTTCCACGCAACCAGTTTCTTTCAGTCTTTACTTTGATGCGTGGAACTAAAATTAACTTAGTACCAGAGGGAGTCTTTACCATCTCTGAGGATTCTGAATCCCAACTATCAATTTCTCTTTCTCCAGATGTAGATACAGAATCAAAAAACTTTTTAAGACTATAAGGTCCCTTAAAAATCTTATCAAGATTGTCTTTTAAGTCTTGTGCGACAGTCATTCTACTCTAAAGGGTCGTCCAGACTATTTAGATAATCTTCTTCAGTCTGGTATATTTGTTTCTGCCCTGACCAGATTTGATAACCTTCAATCACCTCAGGGACTAACCATTGATCCACCCTGTAGCAATACTTCCAGTTAACAGGTTGAACACAATTCATGACAACCACCTGAAAGAATGCTACTAGGTGTATCCAGAGACTATACATCTCCTGTCTGACGGTTCTCTGAATGATACACATCAAATGCACCATCAGGGTATCGTGCTGCAAGTTTCTCTACATTCATAGCAATGATCTCATCAATACTAACATTCAGTGCCATGCATGCTTGAGCAACATACCACATGATGTCACCCAATTCACGTTTCATATGAAACAGATTGTCTTCATTGACAGGTTTGCCTTGGAATACAATCTTCTTCACAATCTCAGTGAATTCACCAGCTTCGGCACACGCACCAACTGCAGCAGTAAGCAGTCTTTCAGCATGAAAATCCTGCCCATTGAGTTCTTGAATACGATAGACAAACGCTTCATGATCTTTGGATGGTTGTGATGTAACTGCATTGACAAATTCCAGATAGGCATCAGTGTTTACTTTCTTAGTCATACTTAAGTTCTTTAAAAGATTTTTTTGCTGTGAAACGTTTTACTAGATCTGCTTTTTCTTGTTCTTGACCAGCATCAACTAGGTCTTCTTGTGCAGATTCCTCTACATCATACAACCTCATCTTCGCTCTGTCAATCCCTATGCAGAATCGTTTGTTCATCGTCGGATCATTATAACGATTCTTGAGTTGCTTGACCATGATTTGATTCATACCCTCAAGCTCCTCCGTGCTAATAAGGGCAAACATAAGATCAGCAGTAGCAGGGAGACCGAAGGATTCAGAAGTGTCAGTAATGTCAACATCAGTGCTACCGAAACCTGAACGGGTGGTTTGCGTAGCAGATACAATAGGTACGTTACACTCAACTGCCATGCCCCGAAGTTCTTCTGCGATTGATTTGACGTATGTGTATGAATTGACAACGCTCCCTTTATATCTCTGGGAAGCACAGATATTGAGGTAATCCACAAAGATAATATCTGGTTTAATGCTCCGCTTAAGAGCAAGATCAGAAATAAGAGACTTAAAATGTCCGACATGTGCAGATGCCGTAGGGTATTCTTTAATTATAAGTTTGCCCTGAGTTTTGCTAGAAAGGTTTGCAATCTTCTTCTTAAACATTGACTTAGGAAGATCTGCAAGTTTCTGAATATTGATGTTCAAAAGGTTAGCGTCAATACGTTCTGCAATCTTTTCTTCTGCCATCTCACAAGTAATGTACAAAACATTCTTGCCCTGAAGCAGACATGCAGATGCAACGTGACACATGAACAAAGACTTACCGACACCTGTGCCAGCGAGAGCAATGTTCAATGACTTATTGACCAAACCACCTTTAGTAATCTTGTTAAAGAACTCAAGGTCAAAGGGGATCTTATCTTCTTTACGGTGGTAGTAATCGAATCGTTCTTCAGCATTGTCCATGTAATCATGACCAACGTTCTGATCGAATCCTACTGCTAACGCTTCCGAAAGGATTTGAGGAATAGCACCTTTATCCCTCGTGGAATCTTGCCCGTCAGCAATCTTGACACTCTCCATAAGAGATAGGTAGATCGCACGTTCTTGACACCACTTTTCCGTAGTATCAACGAGCCAATCGTAGTCTGCGGGATCATCGGAAAGGACATTTAAAACCTGAATAATTTCTTTGAACTGTTCTTCATTGAGATCAGTTCTCTCCTGACATTCTATACTAATTGCGTTGAGACTGGGACATGCATCATATTGACTGATGTATTCATGAATCTCAAGAAAGATAATCTTATAGGGACGATTGTTGAAATAGTCCGACTTAAGGAAAGGCAGAACCTTCCTAGCATACTTCTCATTACAAATGAGATTGCTCAAGATAGTAGCTTCTAGATTCATAGGTAGTGCAAATAAGTTCCAAGAATGTATTTTGCTCCTTTGATTACTGGGCGACCTGCGTGACGATACATCCAAGTTGGAGGGAACACAACTATTCTACCACACTTGGGAGGAATCACAATATCCAATTTTGGAAAATCTGTAGTGCCACCTTCTTCGACATCGTTGAGATACATCATGACAACCAAGAATCTCCTGGCAGAAGAGTGGTCACCCACATCAACATGATCAGCAAACTCATCTTTACCATTGTCTAGGTAACGTTTGACTCTAAATTCCTCAAAACAATACTTGGCAGGGAAATCCATTGTACGGAGATCCAATTCATCCATATACTGATTGATGACTTTGACGAATACATCCTGAGTTTGTTTCTGAATATCCATCCAACGGCTATTCCTCTCATTGTATTGCTGAGATATATTCATCTCTGTAAACGTGGGACGCTTGTCCCTATCTACAGGTGATTGGTTGTGATCTTCATACTCAAAGTTTGCGATAATGTCGTGACAAAATTCTGTTGATTCACCATTCTGATTGACATCATAGATTTTGATATAGTCAGACAGTTTATCGAAACTAGTTTCCATAGCGGAACTCCTTAGATGCCGCTTCATCGAGTGCTTGCATTACTTCTGGCGTGAAGTATTTTTCGGGATTAGAGAGTATAGACTTAGGATAAACAGTAGATTCACCAACAACGATCCTATTCCCCCGCTTCTCGAATACTCCGTATTTCTCACCCAGTTCCAGTAGTCCGTAATACCTGTCCAATCCACGGTCGTAATAAAGACGTGTTTCAACCTGTGAGTTCTCCTTTGTCAGTCTTGATTTGTGTGCTTTGCATTTGATAATATTACCAACAACCTCTGTACCATCCTTTTCCTTCTTCTTTGATAGATATATAATTGTTGATGAAGCGTACTTGAGTCCACTGCCACCTCCCATTTCCTTGGTAGGAATATACGAACCGATTACATCATATGTATGATTGGTAACCAGCATTGGGACATTTGCTTTACCAAGTTTTAACGTTAACACACGGAACGCACCCTTAATCAACTGAGATTTTGTCATATCACGAACCTGCTTATCGTTCGCAACATCCTCAACCTCTTTGTTGCTCGCAAGCATACCCAAAGAATCAAGAACAAACATCATGGGTTGCCGATCTTCTTTGTCTTGTTCCATATACTTGTCAAGGATACGGCACGACTGAGTACGAAATTCTTCGATAGTAGATACAGGTACAATCATCATACGATCAGATGGAATACCACGATCTTCAATCATCTGCTTAGAGATAGCAGACTCAGATTCAAAATAGATTACTCCAGCATCGGGATTTGATTCAAGAAAATGCTGTACAATCCCAAGGCAAAAGAAAGTCTTGCCAGTAGAAGACTCGCCTGCGATAGCAGTGATCTTGTTTGAGGGGACTCCACCATAGATTGAACCACTAACCAGAGCATTGAAAATGTAACTACCAGTATCAATGTAACCAGAAGTGTCTCCTGCTGCGACACCATCGCTAACAAGTCCTGCATATTCATTGCCAATCTCCTTGACTACATCTTGCAAAAAATTCACTCGTTGACCTCCAATAATGTTGTGATGTAATTAGAACGTTTCATGGCACGTTCAAACCATTCTGCTTCTTTGTGATCTTCAAATACTTTTTCTTCTCTAGGTGAGAAACCAAAAGCACTTTGGTAAGTCACAATAAATCTTGTCTTCTTCATCCGAATAGAAACTCCAGTGATGCTACTTTTTCAGGTTGCCAACCGATTGTATCCATAATAACTTTGATGGGATCAAGGAAACTCTTTGAGAATTGTAGATCATAATCCACCTGTTTGTCAAGTGCAAACTCCTTTGGGAACGTGTTCAGATAACTGATCACATTCTCGCCAATCTTATTAGGTGTCTTCAGATACACAAACTTGATTTTCTCTCCGTCCTGAATCAAGGGATACTTATGAGTTAGTTTGTTCTTCTTGTTATGGAAGTTGTACAGCAGTGCTCCTCTGACATGAATGGGTGTGCCCTTGCTATAGATGGTCGATGGGTTCGACCACTTATTTATGCCATTGCATCCACGAGGGAAAGAGATATCTTCAATCGGCAATGATGAAAATCTTTCCCTGAAGTCAGAGATAAACTTCTGTGCCGCCTCTTCATCCTGGTTCATGATCACAGTCAAACAATCCTTAATGGATGTCCTGCATGCAGCAGGTGTAGAGGATTTGACTGCCTCAATGCCCATCATCTTGAGTTTTGGTTTCTCATAGCGGACACCCTCGCTGTCCCAGACATTGAGGATGTATCGTTTCTTTGCAGTCCAGATCCCCTTCTCAGCGATGTTCTCTCGCTTCATGAACATCTTCTGCTCATAGGCACCAACGTATGATGCTAGTTCTTGATAAGATTTGTCGATGAAGGGTTCGATGCGTTCTTTGCATGCGGTGTCAAGGAAGTTAACGATCCTCTCCGAAGGAACATCTGGTGAAGGAAATACACTACTGACAAGTAAATCAAGACAGATGTAGATGCTATCAGTATCACTGGCAATAACGTAATCATGGTCCTCCGTGTTTAGTAGTTTGTTTAGGTAACTATTTACTTTGCCTTCGATCCAACGAATCGAGACTTGACCCGAGAGAGTGATCGCCTCAGCATTTGCCAGATTGTAATATCGGAAGTATTGGTTTCCGATGGCACCATAGGCACTGTTGAGTTGGATCTTTCTTGCCATTTGGATGTTGTTGAATTTGGACACATCCTTTTGTAGTGATGCGGTCTCTGCAGGTGTGGTGGCATGCTCAAGATTTTGCTTAGCGGCAAGCATCCTCTTCTTGTAGATGGTTCGTTCATCATAGATTTGTTGCATCATTTCGGGTAAGAACCCGTGGATATCTTTTCGGTATTGTGCTCCGTTTGCACAGACACAATAATCCCCATCAATATCTAGTTCCTGTTCAAGGATTCGATCAACTGTAGCCGACGGATGTCTAGTTTCCCGTAAGGTCTCTGGGGAGATATTGTATTGCATAATAAGATGAGGATACAGGCTATTGAGGTCAAAAGAGACAACCCAATTATAGAGTCCAGGTTTCGGTTCTTTAACATACGCGCCCGCGTACTTTTCATCTTTCTTCTCACGTTTCTTCTGAGG